ATTATTATATTTTTAATCAAATTATTATATTTTTAATCAAATTATTATATTTTTAATCAAATTATTATATTTTTAATCAAATTATTATATTTTTAATCAAATTATTATATTTTTAATCAAATTATTATATTTTTAATCAAATTATTAAAAATTAATTGACGGTTTAAATTCAGATTTTGCCTTTTCACGTTCTTTTTCTCTTTCATATGATTTGTCAATTTCCGCAATAATAGAAACGTATGTATCATTCAATTCAAACCTTTTATCAATGACTTTGGCCACAAATTCTTGACCAATTTTCATTGTATTAAATACATCACTTGTAAATGAATGATCACGAGCTACAAACAATATAAATGGAGATGGATTGCCATCATCCTCGGCACTTTCAGCACGAATTCCCGCCTTTGTTGCATTTTTCACAATACATTTTAATTTCATTCCAGAAACTGGAAAACAAACCATACATTTAAACACCACATCAAATAATACTTTAGATTTTTTTAAAGTTCCACATGTATGACTTATAATTTGTATAGACCCAGGTTTTACATATCCATCAACAATGCATTTTCCACATACTATTTCAGATATAGTACTTTCTAATGTTGACAATAAATTTTGACCCATAGCTGTTATTGGTAATAATATTTTCTTTGTTATTTGACATTCATTGTAAACAGTTTTTATTTCTTGAACTTTGCTTTTGCGAAATGATTTTCCTAATTTACTCATCGTGTTATATTATAATTCGAATAACTTTTATTTATTTTTCAATTTTTATTATTTAATATTTTATTTAATATTTTAATTAATATTTTAATCAATATTTTAATTAATATTTTAATCAATATTTTAATTAATGTTTTAATTAATTTTTTATTTAATTTTTTATTTATCTTTTTCCTCAAAATTGTTAATTGTTGAAAATTCAGTGGATACAAACCATAGTATTTCGTTATAATTTATTTTTTGATAATATCTATAAGTTAATTCTGTTAAAATACATAAATCTTTTGGTTGAAATTTTCGTTTATTTGAATCTTGTATCTTTGGAGTCCCATCTGAATTTACATTAAATTTAGCAACTACATCATCTAATAATTTTTGTTTACTGTGAGTACTACAAGAAAACCCTTTGCTAACTTTATTTTTTCCTATTCCTGTATTATTTTTTTTAAGTTTAAATATGTAAGAATCTTCTTTTTTATTTTGTATTCCAATAAATCCTAAATATTCTGATAATTTATAAGTTGACATGTTCATAGATTTATATAATTCAGAATTAATAATTATATTTCTATCTTGTGGCAAAGCTTCAACCCAAATATCATCATCATTTTTTATAAAATAATTTAAATCCTTCTTTTTATTTTTTCCAATAGAAAAAAATATTCCAATAATTCCTTTTTCATTAATAATTTTACTGCTTAAATGTTCTTTTAATGAAGTTATAAAAAAAATATATTCTAAATCAGTATCTACTATATCATTTTCTAAAGCATTCATTACATCTATTTTATTTTCCAAAGTTAACATGTCAAATAATTTATGAGAAATTAATTCAGATACAATTTGTTTTCTATTGTTTTTATCGGGATTTTGTATAATTGTATCGTCATTTATTATATATTTAAATATAAAATTATGATCTAAATCATCTTGTGTTGAATTTTTTGGATTAATTTTATTTTCACTTGTACGAATTTTATATATTTTATAATATTGTTTTAAAATACTGGTCTTATCAAGAATGATACTCTTCTTTATTTGGTCTTCCTTGTATTTTGTTTTTTTTAAACCTTCAGGTCCTTTTGTTTCTTCAAATCCTTTTGTTTCTTCAAATCCTTCAAGTCCTTTTGTTTCTTCAAATCCTTCAAATTCCTTAGGATTTTTATATATGCCACGTTTATCATTTACATTATGTAATGGTTTATGTTTTATTTCAAAACTCACTCCATCATGTTTAAAATTTACAGGAACACTTCTTTCATAAATTGATATATTAGGATAATCTATTTCATTTGGTTGAAATAAGTAGTATTGTCCCAAATTAATTAAATGACCTGTTCGACCATACTTATCTAATACAAATTCTGTTGTGTCTTCGATCATTTGTGTTATAGCTGAATTAATTTGTTCAGTTGGATATTTTTTTGGAAAATTAATTCGTTCAATAAAATCTTTTTGAATATAAAAAAATTTTTCTTTCATCAATTGTTTTATTCTATTCATAATTTTATCAGAATTTGACTTGATGAAAGTTTCATTATAAGTATCTATCGAAATATTACTTTCTAAAATTTCTTTTTGCGGAGTACATTTATATTCACAAGTCATAAAATCACATGTGACACTATCGTCAATATCTCCTACTTGAAAATTATTAATAATTTGATTTGTAGATAATTTTTGAATTATATTGCGATTTGCTTCAATTTTATTTAAATTTTTATTTGTAAGCAATGATTGTTCATAATTTATTAAACAATCTACAGATGTTTCTTTTAATAATCTCGTTATCTTTCCAGTTTTAATGGCTTTAAGTTCGCTTGAACGATAAATATATAAATCTGCGGATTCTTCTTCTGGATTAAATCCCATAAGTGTTCCATGTAAATATATCATTACATTTCTTTCTTCGAATGGTAGCAATTTGTGAGAACCATTTCTTACACCTCGTCCAATTATTTGTTCTAAACGATTTATATTATACCAAGGGTCCATTATATGAACTTGTCTAATTCCTTTAAAATCTAATCCTTCAGAACCAGCTTGTGAAAGCAAAACAACCTTAACATTTTCTCCCCTAATATTTTCATCAGAAGTTATATATTTTATATCAGAATCATTATCTTTTGATAATTTAATATCACCCGTTATCATTGTATATTTTGCCGGTCTAAAATTAGATTTATTATTTGGCGGATTCATTGTTCTAACATCAATTGGAGAAGTTGGCGCTTTTTCAAATAATGAATTGCTTTTAAATCGAGTAAAGCCCATTTCTTCAAGAGCCAATGCCATAGGAACTAATCCACCATCAATGTAATTAGAATATATCAATATAATTCCATCAGATACAACGTTTGATTGTTTGTCATAAATGCTGTTACATATTGCTTGAATTTTAGAACTATATTTTCCAATCTTATCAGGCTGAAATATTCTTTCAAATCCTTTTTTATAATTAAAATTTCCTTTAAACATTGGCTTATTTGTATCTTCATATTTCATTACACGTTTAAGACCTTGTTTTCCTACAAGTTCTTTTGGATCTATTTTATACAATAATTTAAAAGTAGATGGCAAGACACTTTTTGGCGTAGATTTTTTTAATAAATATTCTTCTTCTTCTTCTTCTTCATTTTTTTCTTCATCTTCTTCATCTGATGCTCCTTCTAAACTTTCATCTGATGCTCCTTCTAAACTTTCATCTTCATCTCCTTCTAAACTTTCATCTGATGCTCCTCCAATTATAGTGTCTTTAATATTTTCAATATCTTCTTCTTCATCAATGTATTCAACATTTTCTATTTTGCTAGCTAATTGTTCTAAACCTTCATAAGGATATACAATGTTTAATGCTTCAATGGGCAATTGCAAATCAGAATATCCAAACGCTTTTAATTGTTCAAATCCTTTTTTTTGCTTGCTTTTTTTGCTTCTCAAATTATCAATTATATATTTATAACCATATTCTTGATATTTGCCAATTTGAGTTAAATATAAATATAATTTTTGTATTTTGGTTGAATCAGATATTTTTTTTCCATTGAATTGATATTTTGGATATAATTCTGGTCTTAAAAATGTATTATTATGTGCGAAAGTATTTGGATATACACGAAATGGAAAACTGTATGGATTTTCTCCTCTAACATATGAAATGTACCCTGTTGCTTTTTGAATTAATAATTCTTTTCCAATTTCATTACCTAATTTATCTGTTTTAAAAGTTCCATTTTTATTGAAAACATCACTTACATGAATTACACTGCGTTTATCATTAGAATTCATTAAATTTAATAACCAAATAATTTCAGAATAATTATTAAACATTGGAGTTGCCGATAATAATAATAATCTAATACCACTTACAATAGATACCAATAGCATTAAATTTTTTGTAATATTTTTATTAGAAGTTTCTTTATCAATTCTTATATTATGAACTTCATCAATTACAATTAATGTATCTGAAAATATGTTTTGTAATTTTTTTATAACTTCTATATCTTTTAATATATTTTCTTTATTTTCTATATATTTATCAATTTCATTCGCAAATTGTATATATCCATAAAATTCATAATGAGTATCAATTAATTTTTTCACAGAATTTATAATTATTTCTTTTGTCATTTCTTGTGAATTTGAAATATTAACCTCTTTTAACAATTTATTACTTACACACCCGGTTATTGTCCATATTCCATCAACTTGTTTTAATTTTCTTTCATCAAATAATTGCAATCTAAAATTATCTTGAACATTAGGACTTGCTACTATAATATTTTTTTTATTAATTCCCATCTGCATTGAATATTCTCGCATTTCTTCACATACACCAATTGCCGAACACGTTTTTCCTGAACCTAACCCATGAAATAATAATAAACTATTATAAGGTGTTTGAAATGATAAAAAATTACGAACAAATGCTTGTTGTGGTAATAGCCCATATTCAATGTTATTTAATTCTTCTGAATATTTTTTTACATCGGCAATAACAGCATCATATTTAGTGTCATTAAATTCTTTTTTTTGTGTGATTTTTATCAAAAAATTAGGATCATCTAATGATGGGTATAAAAAATCATTCGCATCATCAGACAATTGACCTAACTCATCATTGTTTTGTTTTTCTATTTGTAGTTTTGCTTTATTTATTGAGCATTTTCTACTATCAGAACGTTTACATACTTCATTTTCTATCTCATCGCGATTTATTACTTCTGATATTTTTTCTATCGGATTTTTTTTAATCTGAGATTTAGTTTTAGAAATTGATGGAAAAAACATTTCTTCCTCTTCTTCTTCGGATGATAATTTTGGAAAAAAAACTTCTTCTTCATCTTTTTCTTTAGATGATGATTGTGATGACGATGATTTTGGAAAATTAAGTTCTTCTTCATCTTTTTCTTTTTCTTTAGATGATGATTGTGATGACGATGATTTGGGAAAATTGAGTTCTTCTTCATCTTTTTCTTCATCTTTTTCTTTATCTTTTTCTTTTTCTTTAGATGATGATTGTGATGATGATGATTGTGATGACGATGATTGTGATGACGATGATTTTGGAAAATTGAGTTCTTCTTCATCTTTTTCTTTTTCTTTAGATGATGATTTTGATGATGATGATTTTGATGATGATGATTGTGATGACGATGATTTTGATGATGAAGATTTTGGAAAATTAAGTTCTTCTTCATCGTTTTCTTTTTCTTTAGATGATGATTGTGATGACGATGATTGTGATGACGATGATTTTGATGATGAAGATTTTGGAAAATTGTCTTCTTCAATAGATTCAATTGTAAAATTAATGGGTTCAGATATTTTTTGTGGTGGAGAACCTGGAGGAGAAACAATTTGAGATATTTTAGGA